TTAGCAGCGTCAGAACGTAATTTGAACATTTTGTCTGTTGCGTCTTTATTTAGTTTAGCAATCTTGGCTTCGTGGTCTTTAGTAGTTGAAGCAACCTTTTCGGCAGCGTCAGCGTTCAGCGATAGGACTTTTTTGGCATGGTCTTTTTCAAGACTTTCCATCTGTTCATTAAACTTTTCTTTTGCTGCTATGACTTTTTTATTCAAGTCATTAACAATTTTCATGTAGTTTTCGTTGTCTTTAGTCTTGGCTTCTAATGCCTTCTTAGCCTCGGCTTTAGAAAGTCCACCACCACCACCACCGCCACCGCCAGCGTCTTCAAGATTCGGCATTTCAGGTATTTTAGGAGTCAAGAAATCTATTTTAATTGGCTTGTTAAGTTTGTCTAAACCTTCAGCCATACCTGTTACTTTTTTAGCCGCACCATCAAAGAACTTACCTACGCTGTCTGTCGCTTTTTCAAGTCCTTTGAGTGCCTTACCAGCAGCCTCAACGCCAAGTAGAGATAGACCCTTCAATAATAATTTGAGTGGTCCAGTAGCAATTTTAATGAAACCTGTTGCTAAATCTCCAACTACTCCAATAAGGAATCCAAATGCCTTTATACCAACCTTGCCTATTTCAATCATTATCTTACGGAAAGGCTCACACTTATTCCACAGTAGAATGAAAGCACCGATAAGCAGCATGACAGCGGAAACAACCAAACCGACTGGGTTTAATTTCATAGCAGTATTGAGTGCTATTTGCTGTCCAGTCATTAAGTTTGTTACCATTTTTTGAATCGTTGTTACGACTGTCCACGCCTTAGTTAATGCCATAGAAACTTTTACCGCTGCGTTATAGGAAGCAAGCGCAACCATAACAGTTACTATCGCACCAGCCAGAATAGTAAATGCTGTTTTGTTTCTGCCGATAAAGTCAATAGCACTTTTAACGCCACTTACTAATTTCTTTAGCATTGGAATAATAGTCGCGCCTATTTTTTCAGCAACCGAATTAATTTCCTCTTTCAATACTGCTAACTGCCCTTGGAAAGTTTTAGTATAAGCGACAGCCTGACCACCGATTTTTTGTTCTAATTCGTCCATCGCTTTTGCGACTGCTTCTGATTTAGGAATAGTTGTATCTAAAGATATACCCATTTCCTTAAATGCTTTTGCCGAGCCTTGTCCTGCTTTAGCCATGATTCTGGAAGCGTCTGCTAAACTGATATTTTTTGTGCGCGCGAAGTCTGCTGAAATAGCAAGTAATTCTTGCGAAGCGGTTACGTCGCCAGTTGCTCTCAATAAGATGTCAAAGCCAGCAGCCGCTTGATCGTTACCGAAACCTAATGCTTCATAAGAATCTGTGAGTTTTTCTATCTTCGCGCGGTTCTCTTCGGTATTAACTCCAACGTTCGCCATAGTCACGCCGAGTTTATTCAATGCTTGTTCAGACTCATTTGCTTCCTTTATACCTATCGCAGCGAAGCCAACGAAAGCAGCACCCATAGCAAGCAAACCTGCCGTAGCGATACGACTAGCACCATCTAATTTAGAAACAGAACCGCCAGCGTCCTGTGATTTCTTGTCCATCTTTTCGAGTTCATTATTAACATCTTTGAACTTTGCGATAGCGTCATCAGCGACAGCCTTGATTTCAAATATGGCTGGTGGTAAAAATCCCGCCATTATTTACCACCAATCGCTAAATGTTTCCTGATAATTGTAGGTGCGATTACACGGAACTTAGCGTAAGCAGGTGCCATGTAAGGGAAGCGTGTGCCACTTGGCCAGTTTCCACCACCCAATTCTACTCTACGACCATAGATAATTGTAGGTCCAACTATCGCTTCGTACTTACCAAATCCAATCTTATACTTTTCGCCACGAATAGAACGGCGCAAGTTACCTGTTCTGTTCATAGGTGGGCGACCTGATGTAGCCTTCTGTCCTTTAGGTCGTCTTCCTACAATCTCTTCTTTTGATAACTGAATTAAAGTGTTCATCATTTCATCGCGGCAGTTACGCGCGCTATCGTCAAGTCCTTTGCCAGCCTTCTCTAAGGACTGGCGAACTTGTTTAAGATTTGATGTTATCACTTTCTACCTGTTTCACTAATCCCGAAATAGAAATTAACCAATCCATCAAATAAGCAGGTTGTTCATCTACCTGCGCAGGAGTCCAACCGAACTCCTTCGCGCAAGTAAAGTAAAACCATTCTTCGTCTGGATAAGTGAAGGCTTCGTGGCGTTCGCCACCTTCAAGTAACCATCTTAATCTTTGGAGTTTTCGAAAGGGCTTTCTGGATTCTTTTCTGATTCATCAGTTTGACTTAATGACGGGAACAGAATCTTCTGGGCGTCTTTAGTTTGTTCTGTCAAGTAGTCGTAATCAGCCATTTCCATTTCGTCAATAGACTCAATACGCACAGAAGGGATAATTAAATCAAGTGTCCATGATTCAATGAGAATAGCAAGCAGACCATCGCTCAAAGAGAGAGCCTGCATTATTCCTTCTTTAGCATTACTTGCTTGCTCGAATACCTTTTTGCGGTCACGAACGCGTAACGTCTTAGGGTCTTTGAGAACTACCTCTGCGCCACTAGGTAACTTAACTGTCTTACTTGCCATGTTGTTTCCTTCCGATTGTTAGTTTGCCTTCACAGTATATCTAAAGAGGGGTGCTAGGGAGTGGGAACAGGGAAGGCGACTGCTCAACCAACTCCCTAGCACTTTTGTTCTGTTACTTAGATATAAGTACCAGAAGCCTTTGCGTTTTGTAGTACCCACTTGATAGGAGCGAATCCACCAGAAGCACCTGCGTCTGTTGAATTACCAATAGCATTTAGGTCTATGGTGATTGTTACATAATCGTCTGAGCGTTCGATTGCTGCTGCTGTATAAGCACCATCAGTGATAGTTGCTTGAATCTGAACCGCAGTAGCACCTGCGCCGTAAGCCCAGTTAAGGACAATCGCTGGCTGAGTGTTTGTTAGGTAGCGTGTAAGTTCTGTGTCTGCTTCCATAACGAACTTGATATTACCAGTAACTTCTAGCGCACCCACGAATACTGAGAATGGGTTCTGTGTTTGGGAGATACCATAAATTGCTTCAGAGGAACGCTTCATAGAAATCGTTCCTTCCATAGCGTTAGTGATAGCAGTTCCACCAATAGATACAGTTCCCTGCCATACTGGAGTAGGCAATACTGTGCTGAAAGTTGGAGTTGGTGCTGTAGTTGTAGAAGAAGCGAAGCCCATAGACTTCATGTCATATTCCAACATACCATCAGCGTTGAACTTCAATGAGAAGTCTGTGATTTGCTGCGCTGGATAATAGCGAACACCAGCAGCATAGAAATCAGTAATTGTATATGAAAGTGGCTGAACATCTGTTGAAGCAGCGAGGCTGTTCTTCAATGAGATTGTATGTGTAAATGGGGCTGAAGCACCTGTTGTAGCGCAAGCACCCATAATGCCAGTTAGACCATAACCAATTCCATCAGCGAATACTGCGCCACCGTAATCAACAGTAGAGCGAGTGCGTCCCGGAATGTAGTTGTAGTTTTCAACCATCGCACCGCGTAAGCCTTTGTCGTAGAGTGGGTCAATTACATCTACTGGCTTGAAAGCGTCTTTGGATAATAATAAATAATCTGTTGCTGCTACTGGTGTTCCCTTTGTGACTTCTTTAGCGATACCCACATAGGAACGAACGGAATTTTGTACGGCCATTTGTTCACTCTCCTGCTGTTAAGTCAGCAGACGCTGACGCTGTTGATGGTTTGGAAAAGATTTTACCACTTGCTAACTCAACGTCATGAATGTGAAGTCCTTCTGGACCATCAAACTCATCGCCTGAATTAACGACAATTCCAAGCGAAGGAATGACGCGTGAGTCTGTTCCTGTATATTTGTATTTCATTTCATCTCCTATGCTTGAATCATTTCGGTAACATCAAATTGAAGTTCAGCGAATGTTTCTGTTGCCCCCTCGGCGAGCGTTGATGGTTCGCCGTAGAAGGTATCTATCATTGGCTCAGCACCCTGCCATACTAATACCCCAGTTGTATCACCGAAGTTATGGTTAGAGCGCAGTCGCGTCTTAATGTTATCTATTAGTGTATCAAAGTCTATCATCGCGTCTTCGGCATTTCGCTGAAGGGAGTGTTGATAGACCTGTAACACAACAGAATAATCTACGCGCTTCCAACCGCTTGTCGCGCCACCAATCT